GGTTGAGAAACATCTTTCATATCAATACTTTCTTATTGTTTTCTGGTGGTACTTTCCTTTCGGTACCACCAGTTTTAATATTTTATTCATCTACTTTTTGAATTACAGCAACTTTACCAGCAATATAATCTCCTGGAAGTGATTGATGTCCAGTTCTATCTTGCCATTTATACCAAGCATTAGTGATATGTTTATTCGGTATCACTAACTCTTTAAATTTGCCTTCTTCATCAAAGTATATATCTGTATATCCGTCTTTTCTATTAGACCATTCAGGTAAATAACCTGTTGACATTTGAATCATATTACAATCTAAATAACCATACATATCTTCGAATGTTGGTTTAGTTTTAAAGTCATATGATTTAGTTCCGTCTAATGGAACTGATATATGAAGTTTATACATATTACTTCTCCGATAACATTAGTAAGTTTTTAGCAACACTATCAGGTATTCCAGCTTTATTAAATACATTAGATATGTATTGTCTTACTGCTTGAATTGATCCACCAGAATATAAAGCATTTTCTGATTCTTCTCTTTGTGCGTCTAGCAATCTTATTGCTGCACCTTTTTTAGATTGATCATATGCTTTTCTAGTTTCATCTTTACATCTAGCTTCTATGTAAGAATCAACTTGATCTAGTTTAACAGGTGAAACTTTGTTATCAAATTTATCATTAACAATGTCAGCATTTTCTTTCCAATTACGAATTTGATTCCAATTGTTAAGTTTCTTTTCTAGTTTTTCACCAGCTATTCTACATTTATCTCTGATTTCAGTTAACTTTCTATCGTAGTTATCTCTGTAATCAGTGTACTCTTTTTCTAATTGAACAACATTTTTAAGCAACTTTTCTATATTTAATTTAGATTTAAATGCAGGTAAGTTTTTATCTGTTGTTTTATCAACTTCAACTTCTCTTTCAGATTCTAAAGCTGATCTTCTAGATTTGAATTTCCTATCAATGTAATTAGATAAGTATTCAATCTCGTCTTTTCTTATTGGCTTCATATTACTCCTTATCGTTTGTAATCATACAGCTCTAATCTAATCTTATTTTTAGGATTAGTTCCGTGATTATATATTCTTTCTATGTTGATTATAAAATCATTTCTACTTCCTTGGTTTTTAAGTTTAGATGAATTGCCTTCTAGTCTTTTCTTAAAGATATCCCATTTAAATGTTTTATCTTTAAAAACAGATAACATAGCAGCAATGAACTGTCTTTTTTTGTAGTATTGGAAAAACTCACCAATCCAAGCTAGTCGTCTTGCTTGAGTCTTTCCCCATTCAAGATCAGAGATCTTAAATTCTCCTTGTTTATAACCTTTAATGATTTTGCTATCGACAAATCCTTTGCCATTTAACATAGCAACTGATGCCAATATAGGCATTTCATAGGTTTTAACAAACCATTCTAATAACTGGTAATCTTTATTACCTAATTTAACAAATGACATCATAAAATCTGTCAATGTCCATTTTTTAGAATTTTGATTTATTGCTCTTACTTCTTCAAGACCGAATTTATTTTTAATAATATATTTAACTGGAAGACCTACAATTTTATAGGCTTCTAATCTATGTTGTCCATCCTGGACTACCATTTTATCATCTACAATTATTGGTATTTGTAGATCATTTTCTTTAATAAGTTCTGCAAGTTTTCTTACCCAAGGTTCGTGAATAGCACGATTACCTTTAAGGTATTTAAACATCTTGTAATCAGATGTTTCATATATCTTTTTATGTTCTGTCATTTTGACTCCTTTAATTATATTTTATTTTAAAGTTTTTTAATTTCCAACCTTCATCATTCATATCATCAGCAAGTGTTTGATATACTGAATCTTTATCATAACAAGATGGTTCTATTATTTCTCCATCATCATCAGATTCAGGACATATCAAATCAAATTGAATTTTATATTTCATTTTTTCTCCTTTGCTTTTGCTTGATCTATTTTCCACATAGCTCTAGCTTCTTGTGCTTCATCTAATAACATATGTATATCCATTGGTGAGCTGTAACCTAATTCGGTAATACCAGCTATAAATGTTTGAGTATCAATTTTACATTCACCATAATCAGATTGAAGTTGTTCTAACTTTTCTCTAGTCATTTGATTTACTTTGTTCATATTTATCCTTTACTATTTGATTTACTATTGTTGTTCTTGGATCTATATTTTTATTACACGCAGTTAAAAAACATAGTATCACTATTATACATACCGCATAAAATACTTTTTCTTTAGTTACGGTATCATCATCAATGTATTTGCTTACTAAAGGTTTTAATTTTTTAAATAAATATATTACTTTCATATTTCCTTTCTTACATAAAGTTGTGCCATATCATTGCCATAAATAACAATGTATATACAACTACTATACTATAATAGATCATAATTTCTCCTATTGTCTTAAGTGATCAATTAACATTATATACAAGATAATGACTACTACAAATGTAGTTACCATTTTCCAATCAAACCACCAAACCCAATTAATCTTTGGTATCTGATCTGTCAGAATCTGTATTATATTCATATACTATATCTGTAATTTTCTTTGATAAGAAAACTAATCCAATCCATATTGGAGCACCAATAATAGATAGTATTAATGTTGGATTAATATTTAAGAATAGACAGCTAGTTATAAAACCACCACCTAATCCTAGATATATATATACAAATGTACCTAACCATAATGCTCTACCTTTTAGAGCTTTAGTTGGTAGAAAATCCAGTGTATTTTTTTGAAATGATTTCCAATTAATAACTGGTTCTGCTTTTGCTTTTTTTACCATTTGTTTTTCTCCTTTCTATTGTTTAATATTTTATATAATTGTTGTTCTTGTTCCCAATTTAATTCATTTTGATATTCTTTTCTTATTTGTTCATTTTTATATTCAACAAACTCATCTGTTGCTCTTGCTAACCATAGTCCAATGACAAATATCATTGCTATGGAACAATAAAACATTGCTTGAATATGTTTTTCATCAACGATTGCTACAAATATAATTGTAACTAACACTGATAATAATAAACTAAATTGTACTATTCTATATAGATTCATATCATCTCCTTTTTAGTTTAGAATGATTCTAAAATATAACTATACATAGTAATATAAATCCTATTACTGCTGTTATTCTTTCATTATGTAATTTTATTTCATATTCTATATCTTTAAGCTGTCTTATTTCTGGCTTGTTCATTTATAAATCCTTTCTTTTTTATTTGTTTTGGATAAATAGTTTTCCCACAAAAACTATCAATCCATTTCTTATGTTCTTTCCAACTAAACTTTTTAGTTTTTTTCTTTGGTTTCATTGTGTCCTTTCTTTATTACATTCGGTAGCAACATCCTACTACAGGGAGAGTGTCCAGCGAGAACTCTCGTTCTTGCTGGTTTTTTTTTCCCACGAGGATAAAAAAAGCCCTGCCGATTAAGGCAGGGCTAATCTTATTGGAACTATTATATTAGGGGTTAAATCCTTTATACATTTAACGGATTGTCAAACCCCTTTTAATTTATATTAATGTTCCTTGTTTTAATGCATTCTTTAAGAACGCTTGGCTTTCAGCAGATTTCTTTATATCTGATTTAACCTTTTTATTATTTGAAGGAGTCCAATCTTTACCAATTATTTTCTTATATTGCTCTTTAGCAACATCTAGTAAATATTGTGCTCTTTCAATGTTTAACTCTTGGGCTTTACTCGCAAAAGTTAGTTTATTAGATTGATTAATATCAATTTCAGTTTGATTATCTTCTGAAATCAATTTAGCAATCTTGTCTTTTGTTTTGTCGTGTGTTTCAATACATCTATCTAAATGATATTGGAACGATGCAACAAACCTTGATGCATCAGCACTTCCGTGCCACGACCAATTCTTATCTTCATAGAATACAGATACGAATTGTTCAAAGAAGTTAGTGATTGTTTCTTCAATAACTTCTTTACTAGATTCAAATGTATCTCTCATTTTATCTAGTCTTTCGTTAGAAAAATCAAATTCTCTAACTTCTGATGCTAATGTATTTGTCATATTATTTGACTCCTTTCATATTAGCTATTTGATTAAATGAAAATGGCGAAACTTTGTCATATATCTGACTTATTTCAGCATTTATTTCATTCTCATTATCTTTATTACGAATACTATCTAATTCTTGTACTCGTATCTTATCACTATCTGATAGACTAAACTCAAACCAATCTATCAAATCATTTACATTACTCATATAACTCCTTTCAGTTATTGATTAATAATGAAACCCATATCGGGTATAGCGATATACGAAACAAGGGGGAATCCCACGAGTCAATAGCTTGGCAGGTTTACCTGCGACTCGCTTGTCTTTTACCTAATAAAGCAGACAAAGAGTCCTATTGACCGTGAGGGTTGGATTCCTTGTTATCGTTCGCTTATCCCGATGTGTGGTTGATGATATCCCCGCAGCGAAATCACTTCGTTGTATCAAGGTCGATAAATAAGTTATATCTTTTTGGCCACCGACATAGAGGGCAATCCTTTAGGATTGCTTAACTTATTTAGCGACAAAGAGAAGTGATTTTGCGAGGAGATTCTGTTGTAAGGAGATCGTAAGAACCATTAGCGGTTCTTACACACGCCAAAGCGTGTTTTATTAGATTTAGAGAGTGTTGTAATGAGCTTTTAAAAGAAGCGACCGCTTGGGAGCGTTTGTCCACGACAATCTTTTAAATGCGAATGAAAACTCCATATGTAGTAGTGTGAGTAGAGAAAGGCACTAAAGTGCCATAATAATACTTGACAAGGAGATTTTAATATTCCACTAACGATAAGAAGCAGAATATATAATAATGGACGAGTTAACAGATAAGCAGAAGGCATTAGTTGATACCATCGTAGCAACAGGGTGTAGTATTAAGGAAGCGTCTAAAAGTGCAGGATATTCAGCAAAAGGGAGTGAAGAAGCAGGTAGAGTAAGTGCAAGTCGCACACTACGATTACCAAAGGTACAGAAGTATATGGCTAGTAGAATAGCAGATACTCTAGGACTTGGTGCAGTGAGTGCGTCTAAGAGATTAATAGAACTATCTTCAGGAGCTAGATCAGAATATGTTCAGCTTGAAGCTAGTAGAGATATATTAGATCGAGTAGGACTGAGAGCTCCCGAGAAAGTAAAGCATTCATTCGAGGGAGATATCAAAGTTAATATAGATTTAACTTAGTCCTACGAGAGGGAGAGAGTACGAGAGAACACTAGTTCTTTCGTGGGGAGAGAGAGTGAGAGAACACTAGTTCTTTCACATATAAGAGGCACATCGGTACGATGTGGCGATTGCCGACCGCCTCTTTCGGAGGGGGGAGGCCAAAATCTTCACAGCGTGAAGAACGAGGGGAGTTGAACACACAATAAGGTTCAAAAAAGGTTCGGTATCTATTTTATGGCAAAGAAGAAGAATACATTTGGAATTAACACCTATGTTAAAACAACCAAGAAGAAAATAGGTCGGCATAAAAAAAGATTAAATAAATCTGAAAAAAGGAATTTTAAAGCATACAACCGTCAAGGGCGTTGAGTCTGTGCGTTTTAAATTATTTTTTAATTAGATAAGGTTCCTCTTTACACAATAGGAGAAATAAATATGAATTATCTAGTTAAGATATGGAGTTATCCTGCATCTGAGTTTAAGAAAGAAATATTGTTTTCGGCAGATAATGATGTTATAGCTATGCAAAAGGCATCTGCTGCAACACCTGATGGATGTCGAGCAACATACGAAGAAATCAATAAGGAGGATTATGAAAAAGCCAAAGCCAAAGAAAAACAAGAAGAACAAGAAAGTGCAGTATGGCAAACCGAGCAAAAAGAAAAGGTACTAGAGTCGAAAACAGGATAAAGAAATTATTCCTGGAACTAGGTATTCCAACAAGAAGACAACCAATGTCAGGAGCTATTGTTGGATTTCCACACGATGTATGGGCAGATGTAATGGGTGGACTTAGTATTGAATGCAAAGCTAGAAAGGGAGCTAAAGGATTTGTCACTATGGAGAAGTGGCAAGGCAGTGCAGATCTTTTAGTTCTTGTTTCAGATTATCAAGAACCTCGTGTTCAGATGAGATGGAGAAAATTTAAGGAGCTAATGGGTTATGTCATTTCTGAACAACCTGAGTCTAAAGGATAGAAGAAGACTCAGAGCAATAGTTAAAAAAGTACACTTTGCTCATTACCCTAAAGATAAAATCACAGATTACGAAGCAGATAAATTAGTTGAAGCATTTGGTGAAGAAACAGTTTATAACTTATTAAAAGCCAATGTAGGAACTAATGTCGATTAATTTTAATTATAAACCAGAAGGTATTACTTTAAAAACCTTTATGAAGTCTAATGATTTCTTTAGAGGCTTAAGAGGCCCAGTTGGATCTGGTAAATCTGTGAGTTGCTGCATAGAGATTTTTCGTAGAGCACTCCTTCAACAAAAGAATAATGAGGGAAAAAGGAAAACAAGATGGGCAGTAATTAGAAATACCAATCCTCAATTAAGAACAACAACAATTAAAACTTGGTTGGATTGGTTCCCTGAAGATCAATGGGGAGATTTCCAATGGTCAGTTCCTTATACCCATTACATTAGAAAAGGAGATATAGATGCAGAAGTTATATTCCTTGCTCTTGACAGGCCAGAAGATGTTAAAAAACTTCTATCGCTTGAACTTACTGGTGTGTGGATTAATGAAGCCAGAGAGATACCTAAGAGCATTATTGATGCTTGTACTATGCGTGTGGGGCGTTATCCATCTATGCGTGACGGTGGAGCATCCTGGTATGGAGTTATTGCAGATACTAATGCACCAGAAGAAGATCATTGGTGGCCCATAATGGCAGGGGATGTTCCTGTTCCCGACCACTTAAGTAGAGATGAAGTTCTAATGTTAGTTAAACCTGACAACTGGAGTTTTTATTCTCAACCATCAGCAATGAAGATTTTAACTGATGATAAAGGTGAGTTATCAGGTTATGAACATAATACCCTTGCTGAAAATCAAAAAAATTTAACTCCTAAATATTATGAAAATATTATTAGAGGTAAAACAAAAGGATGGATAGATGTTTATGTTTTAAATAAACTTGGATCTATTGAAGAAGGCAAACCTGTTTATTCAAACTTTAAAGAAGAATTACACACATCAGATGAAACATTAAAGTTAGTAGAGAAGCAACCAATCTATATTGGTATTGACTTTGGATTAACTCCTGCTGCTGTCTTTGGTCAAAGACTACCTACAGGTAGATGGCATATCTTACAAGAGCTAGTATGTTTTGATATGGGTGTTGTAAGATTTTCTGAATTATTAAAAAATGAAATAACTAGATCTTATAGAAATTATGAAATAAATATTTATGGTGATCCTGCTGGAGATTTTAGATCTCAAACAGATGAAAGAACTCCATTTCAAATTATGAGGCAATCAGGATTAAAAGCAATACCTGCTCCATCAAATGATGTAGCTTTAAGAATAGAAGCTGTTGATGCTGCATTAAGAAGACTACTTGATGGTAAGCCAGGTTTCTTATTAAACAAACAATGTGTTACTTTAAAGAAAGGATTTAATGGTGGTTATCATTATAGAAGATTACAAACATCTGGTGATCGATATGATGAGAAACCATTTAAGAATAAATATTCTCACTGCCACGATGCACTACAATATCTAATGTTAGGAGCTGGTGAAGGTACAGCTCTAATTGCTAAGAAGCAATCTAAACCTATTGTAGCTGATAGGCATTGGGATGTTTTCTCTAAACATAAACAAAAAAGGAATAGGAAATGGGATATATTCAGAAGGAATGGTTAGTATATTTTTATGAACACGAACATCATGTAGAAGATGATTGGTTGTTCTTTTTAAAAAAAGGATTTAAACATTGTGGAGCTATGGGTTATGATCCTACTCACGAGATATGGACTAACTTAGAATATACCCACGATGGAATTAGATGTAGTCATTTAACTCCTGAAGAAGCTAATAACTTAATTAACTATTTCTATGATTACAAAATGCTCAGATGTCCTGTCAAAAACAATTGGCAACTCTTAAGAATTAAAGATGTTACCTGTGTTAGCTGGGTTCAAAGACTTATTGGTTTTTACCAATGGTGGATCTTTACTCCATATCAACTATATTGTGCGTTGAAAAAAGCTGGATATAAGTCATTTTACGAAGAAATTAAGGATCCAAATGCCAAAAAAGAAATTAACACCTGAAGATATCTTTGATAAACTTGATGAATTACATCAGGAAGAACAAGATCTTTTAGAACAATTAAGAGATGAAGTCTGTAAATGTAATGACATGGATGATGATTTAGATGCAGATTTTGATGAGGAGGACAGATAATGAGTGATAAACTTAAAAATACTTGGAAACAAATTAAATCTGGTTTTAAAGATGAAAACATTATTTCTAAAATAACTAATAATGTTGGTTCAGGTATGAACAAATCAGCAAGTACAGGTTTCGGAATTTATCTTGATGTCAGTAAAAAAGGACTCAAAATAAAGAAACAAGAAAAACCTAAAAACTTTAAAGGATATTAATAATGGGCAGTGTATTTAAAAAACCTAAAGCACCACCAAGAAATGAAAAGCTAGAAGCTGAATTAGCAGCTGCTAGAAAAAGAGAAGAAGAACGAAAGAAACAAGCTGAAGCAGCTCAAAAAGAAAGAGAGTTTGCTTTAGGAATGGGTTGGACTGGTTCACGATCTCTATTTGGTAAAGCTGGTGGTCGTGGCTATTTTGACGAAGCGTAATTAATTATGGCATACATAGATGTAGCTGAACAACCTGATGTTAATTCAGAAGAAAAGGTTGTTCACTTAATAAAAAAATTTAAAGAAGCTAAAGATCTTAAGGATCATTGGAAATCTAAATTTGAGGAAGCATATGAATACTGCTTACCTAATAGAGAATCATTTTATACAGAATCACCTGGAGATAAAAGAACAGATAAAATTTTTGATGAAACTGCTGTAGTAGGTGTACAAGAATTTGCATCAAGATTACAAGCAGGTATTGTTCCTACATTTGCAAGATGGGCAGACTTTCAAGCAGGATCTGATATACCTGATGAAGCTAAACCACAAATCAATTTAGAATTAGATACAATAACAAATTATGTATTTGAAGTAATTCAACAATCAAACTTTAACCAAGAAGTACACGAAGCATTTATGGATCTAGCTGTTGGTACTGGAGTTATGTTAGTTGAAGAAGGTGATGCAATTAATCCAATTAAATTTACAGCAGTACCTTTACCAAGAGTTTATTTAAACTCAGGGCCTGATGGAAGAATAGATACAATCTATAGAGTTAGAAAATGCAAACCTGCTGAAATACATAAGCTATATCCTAAAGCAAATGTTCCTGATGATCTTTTAAAGAAAACAAAAAAATTAGATATTATAGAAGCTGTCTATAAATCATATGATGAAAACAATGTAGAGAAACATAAACTATGTGTATTCATTGAAAATCCTAAAGTAATATTATTAGAAGAAACATATAAAGGAGTAGGTGGTAATCCTTATTTAGTATTTAGATGGAACAAAGCATCTGGAGAAACTTATGGTAGAGGCCCAATTTTTAATGCAATGGCAGCTATTAAAACTTGTAATCTTACAATTGAATTAATTTTAGAAAATGCTCAAATGTCAGTAAGTGGAGTTTATACATTTGAAGATGATGGAGTTATTAATCCAGAAAATATTTCATTAGTACCTGGATCTTTAATACCTGTAGCTCCCGGATCAAGAGGACTTGTTCCAATACAAGGAGCTGGTAACTTTGATGTAGCTCAATTAGTATTAAATGATATGCGTGAAAATATTAAAAAAGCATTATACATGGAAACTTTAGGAAAACCTGAAGGAACTCCAATGACAGCAACTGAAGTATCTGAAAGAATGGCAGACCTATCTAGACAAATAGGTTCTTCTTTTGGAAGACTTCAATCAGAATTTATTCAACCTTTGTTAAGACGAGTAATAAGAATTTTATCTGAACAAGGTAGAATAACTATACCACAAGTGAATGGTAGAGAAGTAAAAGTAGTATCAAGATCTCCATTAAGTCAAGCTCAACACTTACAAGATGTTGCAGATGTAAATAGATTTAATGAAATTATTGCAGCTACTTTTGGGCCACAGATGATCAATCTGATTGTAAATCAAAATGCTACAGCTAAATACTTAGCTGAGAAAATGAATTTACCCGAGAAGTTGATAAGAGATGAGTCAGAGCAACAACAAATTGTTCAGCAAATGTCACAACTAGCACAAGCACCTGAAGGACAAGCAGACGCTGCCCCTCCAGCTCCTATGCCTAATGGTGCCATACCTGGACAATCTTAATGACTTGGGATTCACTAAAATCAAAAAAGCCTGAACCAGTAAAAAGTGTAGATGGTTATGTTAGATCTCCTGAAATGGAATCTAAACTAAACAAACTTTTTGCAGGTTTATTTAAAAACGAAGATGGAAAAGAAGTTATGAAATATTTAAAAAGCATAACTACTGAAGCTGTTGCTGGGCCTAATATAGACAGCAATGCTTTATTTCACATTGAAGGAATGCGATTCCTTGTAGGTATCATTCAAACACGCATAAAAAAAGGAGAACACGATGGCGGAAAATGAAACAAATCCACAACCAGAAAATACTCAAGAAGTAACTAATAAACCAGATTACATTCAAGATAAGTTCTGGAATAAGGATGCAAGTACAGTTAATGTTGAATCATTAGCTTCTAGTTACAATGCGTTGGAAAAAAAGTTTAGTCAGAAAGTAGAAGATCTAAGTAAAACTATTAGATCCGATATAGAAACTGAAAAAGCTAATTCTACTCCACAAGAATATAAATTAAATATTCCTGATGTTGGCCCAACTAAAATTGATGTCAATAAAGATATGGAGATAGTCCAATGGTGGGAACAAACAGCTAAATCAAATAATTTTTCACAAGATCAATATGATCAAGGTGTAAAGGCTTTTGTTGAACACGCTGCTAAAAATTTACCTAACCCTGAATTAGAAATGCAAAAATTAGGAGATAATGGTAAAGCTAGAGTAGAAGCAGCAGATCTTTGGAGTAAAAAACACTTATCACCTGAGGCTTATGCTGCTGTTCAAAGAGTAGCAACTACAGCAGAAGGTGTTAAAGCTGTTGAGGAATTGATGAAGTTAAACCAAGCAACTTCAATGCCTACAGCTCAAACAGCAATAGAAACATCACCTTCAAGTGATGATCTAAAATCTATGCTTAACGATCCTCGTTACTATGATAGTGCAAGACGAGATCCAGCATATGTAAAACGAGTAACAGAGCTGTATGAGAAGACTTACAAAGCAAAACAAGGGTAAGACAAAATTTACCTTTAAGAAGTTAAATAAACCCATAAAGTGGCTTGATTGCGTATCACAAACGGGTTGGATTAGCGAAAAAGACATAGATGATGCTAGACCAGCTAATTGTATAACAAGCGACTTTTGGGTTTATAAAGATACGCCTGAGTATATTACATTATTCGGTACCTACTCCTACGATGAAAAAGGAGAGATGGAATTTGGAGAAGTTATTACTATACCTAAAAAGTGGGTATAATGTGCGTTGTTTAAAATCATTCTAAAATTTATTTTACCCACAAGACCTAATAGAGTTTAAAAATAACCCTTAACTGGACAATTATTCTCTGCTCCAATTAGATAATCGGTTAATAATAACAACTTAACAAAAGAGGACATAACAATGGCTAGTTCAATAACAAATGCCTTTATTACTCAGTTCGAAGCTGAAGTTCATATGGCTTACCAAAGAATGGGAAGCAAATTGAAAAATTTAGTAAGAACAGTTAATGGTGTTAACGGAAATACTGTTAAGTTTCAGAAAGTTGCAAAAGGTTCTGCAAACACAAAAGCAAGACATGCTGAAGTGGTTGCAATGGATCTTGCTCACAGCAATGTGTCAGCAACTTTAACTGATTACTACGCAGCAGACTATGTTGACAAACTTGACGAGTTAAAGGTTAATATTGACGAAAGACAAGTCGTTGCTCAATCAGCAGCTTATGCATTAGGTAGAAAAACTGACCAAGTGCTTATAGATGTGCTTGATGGTGCAACTTCGATCGCTAACAATGTTAACAGTTCAGCAACTGGAATGTCTTTGATCAAAGCTAAGAACATGATGGAAATTTTCAATGGAAATGATGTTCCTGATGATGGTCAGAGATACTGGGTTGTTGGGCCTAAACAATGGAGTGATCTATTGTCAATCGACCAATTTTCTAGAGTAGAATATGTAGGGCCGAATGAACTTCCTTTCCCTGGCGGTATAACTGCTAAGAGATGGATGGGCTTCCTGTTCTTCGTACACTCTGGATTAACACTTTCTGGTTCAGACAGAAAGAATCTATGTTTCCATAAATCAGCGATTGGTTGTGGAATAGGTTCTGATGTTAGAACTGAAGTTAACTACATCCCTGAAAAAGTATCTCACTTAATAACTTCAATGTTATCTTTAGGTGCAGTAGAAATTGATGGTGATGCTGCTAGAGTCCAACTTTGTGCAGAATAATAACATAGGAGAAATATAACAATGGCTTATTCTTTAGACAATCCTGTGAAAAAAATTTCACAGATGGGCCCTTCAAACTCTCTTTGGTATTACACTGACGGAGATGCGATCGGCGACATAGATAATGATGATTACTTCATCTTATCTCATGCAGAGTTAAAAGCTGGTGATATAATTTTTGTAAATAGCGGAGGTTCAAACGGAGTAGTAGATATCTTGATGGTATCTGTTAATGACGGTGGAACAAACCTAAATACAGTATTATTAGCTTAATGCATTAAAACTTAGGGGGAGCAATCCCCCTAGGTTAGTAAAAAAAATTATGGCGACAACAAAAGTAGATATCTGTGCACGAGCATTAATAATGGTGGGAGCTTCACCTATTTCATCTTTTTCAGATGGAAGTACAGAAGCACTTGTTGCGTCTAATATTTATGAGGATATTGTAGAAGCGTCTTTATGTAGAAGTAGATGGAGATTTGCTACAACACAAAAACAAATTTCATTATTAACTAGTGCACCAACAGGCAGATATGATTATGCATATCAAATGCCTACAGATCCTGCTGCATTACAAATAAATACAATTACTGTTAATGATATTATTATTCCATATGAAAGATACCAAAATTATATTTATGTAAATGGTTATGGATCTTCTAATGAGTTAATAATGGATTATATTTATAGGGTTGATGAATCTTATTTCCCTGCTCATTTTAAATTAGCTTTGGAATATCAATTAGCATCTGTATTTGCAGGTTCGGTAGCTAGAGATAATGATATGATAAAATCATTTGTTGAACTGGCTGATAGACAATTTTTAACTGCTAAACACATAGACTCTGTTGAAAGAACCAATGCAAAATTTGATCTAAGTAGATACAAAAATTTGAGGTTATCAACAAGAACTAGTGGATAGCAATGCCAAGAACAATTAATACAGTACAAACAAACTTTTCATCTGGAGAATTAAATCCATTACTAGCAAGTAGAACTGATAGTAAAGCATACTTTGAAGGAACAAAGTCTTGTAGAAATTTTGCTTTATTAGCAGAAGGTGGTTTAATGAGAAGACCAGGTACAACTTATTTAGCAACTTTACCTGCTGAATGTAGATTAATTCCATTTGTATTTTCTGATGATGAAGTAGCTATTATTGTATTATCTAATAATAGATTAGATGTTTATAATACAAGTGGTACAGCTCTTACATCAAACTACACAACAAATTGTAATTGGACAACAGCTCAATTATTTGAATTAAATTTTACACAATTTGCAGATACTATTTTTATAACTCATAGAAACAATCCAATTAGAAAAATATTTAGAGAATCAGCAACTTCATTTGTAGTTAATACATTTGATTGGGCAACTCATTCTTCTGGATTTCCAATATATCAACCCTACTACAAGTACGCTGCATCTTCTACAACTTTAACTCCATCTGCAACAAGTGGATCAATTACAGTTACTGCTAGTGCAAGTACATTTACTAGTTCTTGGGTAGGATTAAGATTACGACACAAAACAAAAACAATGACGGTAACAGGTTATACAAGTGCAACAGTATTAACTTGCACCGTTAATGAAACATTAACAGATACAAATGCGACAACAGAATGGGATGAACAAACATTTTCAGATTTAAGAGGATATCCTCAAGCAGCAGCTTTTCATCAGAATAGATTTTGGATGGGAGGAAGTGCATCAAGACCTGCTGGTATATGGGCATCACAAACAGGATCTTATTATAATTTTTTTGTAGATGATTCAGGAGATACAAAAGCAATTGATGTAGATATATCAGGAGATAAAGTTAATGAAGTAAGACATATGATTTCTACACGAAGTCTTCAAATTTTTACTGATGGTGGAGAATATTATGTACCAACTACAACAACAACAGCAGCAATTACTCCAAGTAATGTTACTTTAAAACAACAAACACCTTATGGAATAAATAGAGCAGCTCCTCAACAATTTGATCAAGCTACAATTTTTTCTCAAAAGACTGGAAAAATAGTTAGAGAATTTGTATGGAATGATATTGAAGATGGTTATAAAGCAACTTCAGTTTCTATTTTAGCAGCTCATTTAGTAGATGCTCCAAAACAAATATCTGTTCAATCAGGTAATTTAGTTAAACCAGAACAATATGCTTTTTTTTTAAATAATGGATCTGTACATCCAGGAAAGTTAGCTATCTTTCATTCTGTTAGAGATGAAAAAATAGCAGGTTGGACTATGTGGAGTACAAGAGAAAATGATTTATTTCATTCAATTGTTAGTTTAAATGAACATTTAATTGTTGCAGTTAAAAGACAGGTAGCTTCAGGAACAGTTTATACATTAGAAAAATTTGGTGTTGATGATTCAACAACTTTAGATTGTCAAACAACTACAACATTATCTCAAAGAGGAACTCCACTTGTAGATGGAGGTTCTCAAAGCGGAACATCTGTAGTAGTAGATGGTTTAACATCATCTCCTGTTGTTAATGAAACATTTACAATAGCTGGAAATGCAACTGAATATACGATACAAGCAGTAACAGATAATGGAAGCGGAGAATATACATTGAATTTAGATAAAACTTTAGCTGCAACACCTAGTAATAATGCAGTAGTAACTTTTACAAAAGGATTTTTACATACATTAAATTCTCTATATGGCAACAACCAATCTGTTAATGCTGTTGTAGGAAACAGTTCATTAGGAACTTATACAATCAATTCAAGCAATCAAATAACTTTAACTTCATCTGCTGGAGCTCAAGCAACTGGAGTAAAGGTTGGATATAATTATACTCCTTCATTAGAAACAATGCCTATAGATAAAGAATTACCTGAAGGCCCATTAACAGGAGAACCAAGAAGAATCTCAAGAGCAATAGTAGATCTTAATAGCGTTTTAAATATGACTATTAAAGCTGCTGATAAAACTGCCAAATCATTAGTAGTACAACAACTAGGATTTACTATTGGCTCTGACCTAGTACCAGTAACTGAAAGAAAAGAATTTTATTTTTTAGGTTATAGTAAAGAACCAACAATAACAATTTCTCAAACAGATCCATTACCTATGAAGATCTTGGGAATGACAATGGAGGTAGTATTTAGCTAATGAGTGGTGATCCAATGACAATGGCAATAATAGCCAACACAGCTTTTACAGTAGCTGGAACTTATTCTGAAATACAAGACGCTAAATATCAAGCAAAAGTTCAAAAAACTCAATATGAAAATGAACAAAAAATGGCAGAGTTAAAAGCCATACAAGAAGAAAACAATCGTAGAGAATTAGCTGAAGATGAAATAGAAGCTAACAGAGCTTATTGGGCAAGTACAGGTTTCTTGGATGACTCTAGAAATTTAATAGGAGCTAATGAATCAGTAACTAAAAAAATGAAATCTGACATACAAGATATAAGAGTTAATTCTTATGCATTACAAAATAAATATGAGCTTATGAAATTATCTACTGCATCAGCTGCAAAGAATAAAGTCTTTGGGGGTTATGCTAGTATTGGTTCTACTATGGCAACAGGTTATAGTAATTACGAATTATATAAAGATACTGATCTTTACAAAGACAGACAAGAGGAAAAGAAAAAAGGATAATGGCACTTAAAAGAGGAAAATATACTGAACAAGTTTCTACAGCTAGTACATATGCTAGAACTGGTAATGTTAAAGTAATACCAGAAAATGCATTTGCTACTGTTGTTAAAGAAACTGAAAAAGGTAGGCAAGATTTATTAAAACTACAAGCTAGTAAGCACGAAGCAAATTGGGTAGCAGACTTTACTCAATCAACTCAAAAATTCTTTTTTGATTTAGGAAATAAATATACTGATAATTGGAAACAATATGAAAAAGAAGCTGATGCTTATATTAAAGCTAAAGTAGCTAAAACTCCTTTAATATATAGAGCTAATGCTAACAAATCATTAGAAGCATATAAGTCAGAAGGTATTCAAAAAAATTATGCAGCGTGGAAAATTAAAGAAGATAATAAAAAAATAAATAATCATAATAATTCTTCTACAGAAATGATTACTATGAATGATATGCATTATGAGTTTATTGTTGAACATGACAAAGGAGCTTCGGTAGAAGAAAAAAGTATGAGATTAATAAATAAGTTTATTAAAATTGATCAAGATAGAATTAATACTCATTGGGGTTCAGGACAAGAACAATTAGTTGAAAGTGATGTTGGAGTTTCTATGACTACTTTTAATAAAAATTATGAATCCTTTTTAACAGAAAATACAACTAACTTTTTATATCATTTAGCAGTAGCACAAATAGATAGTACTAATAGTTATCAAGCAGCATTTGATATTGTTGATGCTATTAAAAAAGGAAAAATAGATGAGATGTTTCAATCATTACAATTAAAAGATGATTTACCACCTACATTAAAAAGAACTTTAACTCTTTTAAATAATCCTGATGAAGCAAAAAATATAGCAAAAACAGTAGAAGATAGATTAGAAGCACATATGGGAGAAAGTAGAGCTTCATTTGCAAAAGATAAAAAAGAAAATTTAAAAATTGAAATCAAAGCAGATATAGAAGGAGAACAAATTACTTCTTTATCTCATTGGTCATCTATTGTTGCAGATAAATCTGGTTTATCAGCAAATGAATTAGTAACAAATAAATATGGACATAGTATTGATGCTGATGATGAAATGAAAATTGTTGCTACTTTAACAAAGAAACATGAGTTATTAAACAAATATGTTTTACCTTACATAAAACAAACAATTACATCAGAAGCATTTGCTGCAATTCCTAATAACGAAGATAAAAAAGAAATTATTGAAGGAGTTATAGCATCAATAGGTATTAACTCAGAAGATCCAAGTGTATTATTTGCAAATGGAGAAGGTAATAAAGTTTTAAGATTAATAGGAGATCTTGGAGTTATGCCTGATTCTGTTAAAAATTATTTTAATATGGACACAGGATCTTTTGCTAAAGATGGAAATGTAGATGGATTTAGAAAAAAATATCAAGACTTTATGTATTTAAAATCATTCAATGAAAGATTTGTATTTGATGGTGATATGTTTAAATTATTTGAACAAGCTAAAGCTGAAGGTTGGATGAATAAAGGAGATGAGTATTTAAGTCTTAAATTACAAAATTATTTTAAAATAAAAACAGAAGGTAAAGAACAAGACCAAACTAAATTAGATGTAAAAGAAGGTCATATTAATAGTGAATGGAGAAAAAACTCAACTGTTATAGATAGACATATTTCAAATGAACTAGAAGAAATGAGTGATGAAAGATTCTGGGCAAAAAAATGGATGTTTAATTTAATGGATATTCCTGAATGGGGTGAAGGTGATGGAAAACAAATGGGTAGCATTCATACTTGGTCAGAGTATGTACAAAATAAAGGTGCTGGAAGTTTATTCCAATCTAATTGGACTTGGTTTCCTTCTAATTGGACAGCTATGGATTTAGCTCCTGGAGTTTTAGATAATATAAAAGAATTAACTAAAGCTAAATTATTAGAAACTTTACCTGAAGGTGCATCATTACTAGATGAAAATGGCAAACCTAGTTTATATTTTAAAAATGCATTGAACTGGGCATTTACTATGAATGCTAAAAATGGATATGGTTATACTACAATGGGTGATAACCATAAAAACATTGGTAAGATACAAGAAAGAAATACAAAATTAGAAAAGCTAGAAAATAGAGAAGATAAATTATTAAAACAATTAAAGTTTATGGGAAAAAAAGAGGCAATGACTGTAGGCGATTATTTTGTGACTGGCGATAATGTAAAAATGCAGTTAGGTAAAATAGAAAAAGATAAAACAAAACTTAAAAATGAAATTGAATGGTATAAAGGAAATAGAAATACAGACTATTCACAATACCCAGCAGAAAACTGGTTAGGGAAACCATTACTAATTAAAAATGAAGGAGGTAAAGAAATTGTCACTTGGTTTAATAATTTATCTGATAATGATAAAAAACTTGTAGTTGGCCAAGACCTCAATATGGAGGATCATACTTGGAACGATACCTTCGCAGCTATAAGGTACGGAGAGAATATGGTAGTTAAACATATTCCTGGTCAATTTGAAGCTGATGGAATTACTCCTAAATTTGAATTAGGTTTCTATAATCTTAATGGAGATTACATTCAAGTAACTGGAGATGGTGAAAGTTTTACAACTTCTCACGCTAGTAATATACAAATAGACGGAACTGATGTTCCAGCTACAATGGAAAATGTTTCAACTAAAATTGCTTTAGATCATTATGAGAAATTTAATGATTGGACTAAAAAAACTTTAAATCTAGATATGGATGCAGCTGATAAGAAATGGCTTAGAGGTGTTTTCTTAGGATGGGAAAATTTTAGAGTTACTGCAACAGGTTGGGAATTTGGTATTACTACTCCTTGGAAAGAAGTTAACGATACTAAAATACCTTATGCAGTTAAAATAGGACAAATATTTAATATGCTTGGATATAATATAAATATAGATGATCATATGGCAGAAATATCTCAATTAGAAGCAGAACATAATGGAAACAAAACATTAATAGATAAAGCTAATGAATCAGATTCTATGAAATTAAATAGCTCAATAGAAGCAATGGCTCCACCTAATGAAATGATTTTAAAAGATTATAAAGATGGAATGATGTTTGAATATTATGCTAAGAAAAATTTAAACAATTCACAATTACCTTATACATTAAGATCTAATAATCCATTAGGTGTTCATATAATGGGTGGTGGTAAAAAATGGGATGGTGAAATGGATATTCAGGCTACTGCTAAAGATGGTGGTTCAGTACTTGCAACATTTAAACATCCTGCTTGGGGAGTAAGAGCAGCAGTTACATTAATGATTAATAAATCAGAATTAACTAAAGGTATTAATGATGTTACAAAACAATATGGTCATACACCAACTGTAACACAAATTATTACAGGGCATACAGCAGCTAAATCTGTTGAAGGATATTTACAATCTTTAGAAACAAATTTCGGTATCGATAGAAATATGAATATAAATCTATTAGACGGAGATGATGTAATACCTTTATTATTTGCTATGACTAAACACGAAATGGGTATTGAAAATTATAATAAATATTGGAAAGGTAATGAAGCTATGTTGATGTATTATCTTAAAAAAGGATATGACCTATCTAAGAAAAAATACAATATGAGTAAATAATGCCTATAGTAACTAATTCTCATCCAGCTCGTAAAAGAGATATACAAGGAGAAATGCTTTCATCTATGGGGCAAAACCAAAGTTTTAGCATTGTAGATGCTTGGCAAGGGTTTAAAGATGAAAACATTTTGTATATGGGTGGTAGAAAATTAGTTGATTGGGCACTTGATAGAAATCAATTTCCACCAGAAGAAGGTTATAATGTTTGGCAAGATCCAAGATTAGCAGAGTTTGGAAATGATTTATCTTTTTTTTCTAATAGTCAATCAAGAGCTGAAACAGATTTTATTGCAACTAAAATAAGACAATCTCAAGATGCTGATTATAATTCACCTTGGTATTGGTTAGGTAGAACAGCTGGATTTATGACAGATATAACTTCATTAGCTTTATATGCTAAAGCTACTAGAGGAGCAGTTAGTTCTGCAAAAATGTTTGGTACATTAACAACAGCTGAAGAAATAGCAAAACAAAATTTAGATCCAGCAAGACCAGATGAATTTGTTCCTTGGAGTATTGGATTAGGTTATGGAGTACCAGCTATAATGAATGGATTTAGAACTGGTAAGATGCCACTATCAGTTAAGAATAATGTAAAGAAAATGGATGAAATATTTTTCCAACCTAAGAATCTTTCTAAAGAAGGATTTGAAGAAGGTAAATTAATTGATCCTAATAAAGTAGTACCACCTTCATCAGGTGGAGCTGCTGCTAATCCTCTTGCACCTAAACAATTAAGTTATAATCAATCTAAAGAAGCTGAAGCAATCTTTAAAACTTATTTAAAAAAATTTGGAGAAGATGGGCCTTGGACTCCTATATTTAGAACATTACAATCTAGCTCATTAAGAGCAAGAGAAATGATAACTGAGTTATTAGATATTCCATTATTACAAAATAAAAATATGAAACAAGGAGATTTTAAAGCTACAGCTCCTGGAGGATCTATTGAAACAAACAGAAGAATGTTAGAGAAAGATGTTATTGTAGCTCAAAAACAAATTGAAAATTTATATTTAAAATATTTACATAGACTTGGTATCAATGCTCCTAGAACTAAAGTTGGTATGAACTTTATTAATAGACTTACACCAGGTAAATATTCATTAAGAGAATTTGCAAAAGAAATTTCTAGAGCAAGAATTAATCATGGAAAACACGACATTCCAGAAATTGCAGAAGCTGCAAGAATTACTCAAGATTTAGTTTATGAACCATTCTTAAAAATGATGAACGCAGCTGGTGTTAGATTAGAACCAATTGAAAGAGAAATGTTTTTCTGGGAATCTATTATTCATTCTATGAAAAGAAAACAACAAACATCAAGAGAATTTACAAGTGAATTATATGGAACTTCTACTTGGAATATTAAACAAATTGAAAATAGATTAATTAAATTAAAAGAAAGATTAGAAGCAGTTAAACAAAATAGTGGTGTTAAAAATTATGTTAATAGAATTTATATAAGACCAGTTATTGAAAAAAATAGAGAACTCTTTAAAGAAATATTAAGAAATTCTTTTATAAGAAATAAACAACACGGAATGTTAACTAGATTAAACCAGATAGTAGAAGATCTGGCTAATGATTTTCCTTTTGTTAGATATGAAAGAGCAATGACTGATGCTGATAGATTTGCTTTTAATAACCCAAGATATGCTAGAGCTACAAGAGCTAGAGAAGTATGGTTAGATGATATAGCTCAAATGGAATTAATGGGTAAAAATGCTCAAGGTATAGAATTTATAGTAACTGATATGTTTTATTTAATGAAATCATATTACAGACAAGTAGCTCCTGATATTCTTTTAGCTCAAAAATATGGTGATGCTAATGGATTAGGTTGGAGAACTACTGCTGGTCAAGCAGGTTATGCTGATGGTTTAAAACAAATAGAATTTGAATATGCAAAAAGAATACAAGCAGCTAAATCAAATACTATAAAATCCAAACTTAAAGCAGAAAGAAATAAAGTATTAATGGATTTACAAGATTCAATAGAATTAATTAGAGGAACATATGGTGTACCTAAAGATCCTACTAGATGGTGGAGTAGAGGTATGAGAATGTTTAAACATTGGAATGCCACAACTATGTTAACAGGATTCTTTTCAGCAATGCCAGATCCTGCTCGTATTGTGATGGTTAATGGAATTAAAAGAACTTTTAATAAAGAAATTGAAATGTTTGCTCAAGGTTTAAAAGGTAGAATATTTCATTTAGGTAAAAAAGAAGCTGAAGCTACAGCAGAAGCTGTTGATATGATTACAGGTCATAGAGCTATGTTGTTTTCTGATATTGGAGATATGTTTGCTTTAGGTAGTAAATTAGAAACTAATATGGGTAGAGCAGCAATGTTTAATTTTATGTATGTTAATATGATGTCTAGATGGACTGAGTATTGGAAATCAATTGGTGGAGTTATTATTGGTGGTAGAATATTAGAAGACTCAATAGCTTGGTCTAAAAATGCTAAAGGTTTAAAAGATAAATGGAAATCTGCATTAGCTAACTCTGGTATTGATGAAGCAATGGCAGCAAGAATAGCTAAACAATTTGAAAAACATGGTGAAAAATTAAAACATAATCTTATAGCTAATACAGATGCTTGGGATGATGCAGTAGCAGTTCAACATTATAGAGCTGCTTTAAATAAAGAAATTAATAGAACTATTGTAACTCCTGGATTAGGAGATACTCCATTATGGATGAGTACAGAACTTGGTTCTACAATAGCTCAATTTAAAAAGTTTGTAATGGCAGCTACTCAAAAAATGTTAATGAGAGGAATGCAAGAAAGAGATATGGATTTTTTATTTGGTTCATTAATGTTAATGGGATCAGGTATGTTAATTGATGGAATATATACAGAATTTAGATTTGATAAAGATTGGGGTAAAAAATCTTTAACTGATAAATTACTTTCAGCTTTTGATAGATCAGGATTAGGTGGAATTTATGTTGATGTTAACAGAGCAATTGAATCATTATCTGATAACAGAATAGGAATTAGACCAATGTTAGGTGAACAAAGACCTTATTCTAATAGTATTAAATCTAAGTTGGGTAATATATTAGGCCCATCAGCAGGACAAATAGCTAATATTTTTGACATAATGTATGATGTTGGATCAGGAGGATATAATCACTACACAGCACGGAATGTGCGTAGATTAATACCTTTTCAGAATATATTCTATTTGGACTGGTTATTTGACGACATCGAAAAAGGACTAAGATAAATTATGGCTATAACAATATCAGACGCTACACCTAGAGTGCAATATACTGCAACAGGAGGACAAACTACCTTTGCTGTTAATTTTGAATTTTTTGTAAATGCAGATCTTAAAGTTTATAATGGAACTACATTATTAACTTACGATGCATCTCCTTCGTCAGCTTCTGAATATTCGGTATCTGGTGCTGGTCAAACAGGAGGAGGATCAATTACATTAGGTGGTGGAGCAACTGTAAATGATAAGATTACTATTTACAGAGATATGTCTATTGCTAGAGCAACAGACTTTCCAACATCTGGAGCTTTTCAAGTAGATTCTTTAAATGAAGAATTAGATAAATTAACTGCTATGATACAGCAGGTAGAGAATGATACTAAATATTCTCCTAGATTTTCTCAAACAACTACAACAGGATTTAATTTAACTTTTCCTAATTTAGTAGCTAATAAAGTTTTATCTGCTAATTCAGCAGGTACAGCTCTTGTAATGGATCAAGAGCTTGGTACATTTAAAGGCAATTGGGCAGCTTCAACAGCTTATGTTGAAAGAGATTTAGTTAAAGATACTTCAAATAATAATATTTATTTATGTAATAGTGCACACACATCTTCAGGTTCACAACCAATTTCATCAAATACGCATGTAGCTAAATGGGATTTAATTGTAGATGCAGCAGCAGCTTCGACTTCAGCAACTAACGCAGCAACTTCAGCTACAAATGCAGCTTCATCAGCAACAGCAGCAGCAAGTTCTGCTTCAGCAGCATCGACATCTGCAACTAATGCAGCGTCATCTGCTACATCGGCAGCATCATCTGCAACTACAGCAGCGTCAGAAGCAACTGCGGCAGCAGCTTCAGCAGCATCTTCAGCTGGAAAATTAGATGAGTTTGACGATTTATATTTAGGAGTTAAAAGTTCAGATCCATCAGTTGATAATGATGGTGACGCTTTAACTTCAGGAGATATGTACTATAACAATTCTTCTAATGAATTAAAAATTTACGATGGCTCTGTTTGGAGATTAGCAGCTGTCGATACAACAGCATTTGCACAAGCAGGTTTTGCTATTGCAATGGCGGTGGCATTATAATAAGGAGGACAAATGGCACAAAACTTTAGAAACCAATTAACTCATACTGCAATAGGCACTTCACCTGTAGATATATTAGCACAGGCAGATACATATGATGCAGTAGTTGGTATTCGTTTAGTTAATGTGGCTTCTTCTGCTATTAATGTAGATTGTTATATCGTTAATAGTAGTAATAATACTTACTTAATTAAAAATTGCCCATTACCTGCAGGAAGTTCTATTGAGCTTATTGATGGTGGTGCAAAGGTAATTTTAAAATCAGGTGATAAGATTACTGCTAAAAGTGATACAGCAAGTTCATTAAATACAGTAGTTAGTTTCATTGATAACATTAGTTCATAGGAGGATAAATGGGATATATAGGATCGAGTCCAGCAGCACAAGCATTAACAGGAGCTGACATACAAGACGGATCAATTTTATTAGCTGATATAGCTCAATCAGCTAGAGATGATCTTGGTAATACAGATTTATATGGTTTTAAAAAAACCAATGGAACAGGTAATCAATTAGAAGATTTAGTTATGACTTATACTAATGGAGCAGATGATATTAGTACTGCCACAAATGATGGAACACAAACAGATTTATATGATGAAAGTTTTTTTAGTAAAAAAGGATTATCATTTTCAGTTAACTCAGATGGGGAGCTTTTAGTTACAGTATAATGGCATTAACAAGAATAGGAAATCAAGCAATAACTTTAGACGCAGCAGAGATACCAGATCTTCCTGCTTCTAAAATAACATCAGGAACTTTCGCAGATGCAAGACTTGCAGCTTCAAATGTAACTCAGCATGTTACAGCAACAGATTTACAACCTGTTAAATCAGATATATCTGCTTTAGCTTTAAGAGAAGCTACTAACGAAAGTTCAGCAGCTTTTAATTTACCAAATCAATTTATAGATACTTTTGCTACAGATGTATTAGGAACAAAGACAAATGTAGCAGTAGATACAGGTGGATATGTTTCATCAATAACTCCTGCAGGATTTGCTAGTAATAGTGCAGCTTTAAAAACTAATTTAAAACACCTTTATACATTTGATAATTCTGTAACAGATATGATGGGTAACCAAAATCTTGTTAATTCTCCTGATGGAAGTTCAAATATTACATTTAATTCAAGTACAAAAAAATTAGGTACACATTCAGCATATTTTGATGGTAACCAATATACTGAATTTGGATTTGACAATGGTAGTGGTTCAGCAGGAGTACCTTATTATCACACTAACAATACTAATGGTTCTTTTCCACCTGCAGCTTTATCAATAGCTTATTGGGTTTATTGGACACCTGACAATAGTTCTTGGAATATGATTTTAGATGGGTATAGTCAAAGCACTTCAGCAAAAAGAAATTATATATTTGGAACACAAGATGACTCTACTGATGGAGTACACGACAAATTTGCAGTTTGGGATGGCTTAGATACTAACTGGGGTAATGCTCAAGATGGTGGTAATTCAACAACTTCAGGTACAATATCTCAAAGCACTTGGACACACATAATTCAATCTTTAACTTCAACTAAAAAACAAATATTTATAAATGGTACTTTATCATCTACTACAGGTACTTATGGATTTGGAAGTGATGGAACTGGTACTCATGTTAGAATAGGTGGTAGAAGTGGTAGCTCTAGTTATCAATTTAAGGGTTATTTAGACCAATTTTGCATATGGGATAGAGAAGTAACTCAAACAGATGCTAATAATCTTTACAATTCAGGAAGTGGAAATCTTTTTAGTGCATCTTCAGCAAGTGCAACTGGTACAGCTATTCAAGCAGCTAACACAGTTGGTTCTGCTAAAACAAAAGTTGGTGGAACAATGCTTTACAAAGACAATCAAGGAACTTGTACTCTAGGAACAGATTTAAAAATATATTTTACCTGTGATAATTCAAATTGGACAGAAGCATCAAGCTATACTGCAATTACACCTGTTTATTCTACAGGAATTAAACAAGTAAGATTAGGTGAAACTACTTGTACTTCTGGTACAGATGTAAGATACAAAGCAGTTTGGGCTAATCAATCAGAAGGTTCTAAAGAAACTCAATTACATGGAATAGGAGTTAATTACTAATGCCTTATGTAGGACGACCAATAGATGCAGGTGATTTTAAAGTAATAACTTTAAGCGAATCATTTGATGGATCAAGAGTAGATTTTACAATGTCGGAGTCAGTAGGAACTCCTCATCAATTATTAGTTATATTATCAGGAGTACTACAACATTGGAATGATGCATTTTCTGTAGATGGTACTACGCTTACATTTAGTTCTGCACCTGCAAATGGTGAAACAATTAAAATATTAAAATTAGGATCTGTATTATCACCTAATGTACCTGCTTCTAATACAGTAGGAACGGCTCAACTATCAACAACTGGAGTAGCAGAAGATAAAATATTTAAAGTTAATGCTTCTAATCAATGGGAATTAGCTACATTACAAGGTGGCAATATAACAACCGAAGGAAGTTTTTTTTCTAACTATAATGCAATAACAGGAAATGTTACTATTACTGCAAATAATACAACAAACAATTTTTTAAAAGGCCCTATTACAGTTAACGCTGGTAATACATTAACTATAGCAGGTTCTGGAACATTAGATATTATATAATGTGCGTTTTTAATAATATTAATCGGTCTTAAAAAAGGAGCAATATGTCAAAAATCAAAGTTAACGAAATTGAAAAAGCATCTGGTAGTGGAATAACAGTTCCTACAGGTACATCATTTACGGTAGTTGATGGAGTGGGAGTAGCTGGAGGCGGTACAGGTTTAACTTCTTTTACTGCTGGGGATTTATTATATGCAACAGGTTCTACAACTTTAGCAAAATTACCTAAAGGTACAGCAAACCAAACTTTACAAATGAATGGAGGTGCAACTGCACCAACTTGGGTTACAGCATCTAGCGGTGGTTTAGTAAAATTAGGTCAAGTAACTGCAAGTGATGATAGTTCTGTTTCATTAAATGGTTTATTTACATCAGATTATAAAATTTACAAAATATTTGGTCGTGAAATTGTTGGAGCATCAGATAATAAAGCCTTACGATGTAAATGGAGAAATTCGGGAGGTTTAATATCTTCTGCTTATTACAATTCTCATTCTGGTATTTATAATAATAGTAGTACAAATAATGCTTTACTTAATAGACAATGGAATGGCGATCATATGAATATTGGTTTAAATGGTTTAGATCAATCAAATCAATATGGTATGGATTTTGAAATGAATATCTATGATCCACAATCAAGTACAAGACATAAAAATCATATGGGTTTTACTACTCATGATGTTTATGACCAAACATTAATTTATTCTTATACTTTCGGTGGATATTTAAATAATACAGGAACAATGACAGGATTAGATTTTTATATGGATAGTGGAAATATAAACGGAATATTTACTTTATATGGAATTAAAAATTAATAAGGAGATAAATTATGCCAACTAAAGCAATAGCAGATAAAGAAAATCCTAATGGTATCAAAGTCGAAATGACTGCTGAAGAAATATCACAAAAAGAAACTGATGATGCACAAGGTATTATTGATTCTGAAAATGCAAAAACAGCTAGAGAAGCACATCAAAATTTAAAAGCTAGTGCTAAAGCTAAACTTGTAGCAGGAGAACCATTAACAGATGAGGAGGCAGACACTATAGTCTTGTAATATTATGGCAACAGTAAATTTAGGAAGAATTAAACCAGTATTTAGAGGAGCATATTCAGGATCAACTGCTTATGTTGTGGACGACATTGTAACTTCAGGTGGAAGCTCATACATTTGTATTCAAGCTCATGGAGCTGGTACACAAGCTGTTAACCAAACTGCTTATTGGACTCAAATGGCAGCAGGTGGTACTGATGTAGGAACTGTAATTACTACACAAGGTGATGTACTTTACAGAGATGGTAGTGGATTACAAAGATTAGCGAAACCTGCTTCTGATATGTATTTAAAAAATACATCAGGAGGAGTTTTATCTTGGGCATCTTTAGCATCTGACTGGGTAAAAATTGCTCAAACAAATGTAACAAGTTCTACAAGTGCAGTAGATTTTATTAACGGCACAGGGGGAGTTGTTATCGACTCCACATACAGAATTTATAAACTTTTATGTTCTGCTCACCCCGTTACTAACGGTGATGAATTTAGAATAAGGTTAATTAATGGTGGTTCAAATGTAAGAACATCAGGTTATTTAACTGAAGCTCATAGGTCATATTATTCAGGTGGAACATCAAGAGGTGCTGAAACAAATTACTTTTTAAGAACTCTTGGTGGAACTCAAAATACAAGTGAGCAAAGAGCAAACTTTGAATGTACTTTTTATAATATGTCAGACGCAGACCATAATACCACAGGATTTGCAAATTTCTGTCAAGTAGATGGAAGTGGTAATAGTGAAGACCAAGTCAATCAAGGAACTTCAGGTGGTGTATATGCTACTGCTGAAGCTCACGATGGAATAAGAGTAATGTTTAATAGTGGTAATATTTCTGCGGGGGAATTTACTTTAATAGGGTTAAAAGGATAAGGAGAAATATGTCTAAAAAAATAGTTAATAATGTTGAAATGGATATGACTGCTGAAGAAGAAGCTCAAAAAGTTACTGACGCAGAAAATTTCCAAAAAGAATTAGACGAAAGACAAGCATTAAAAGATTTAAAAGCTAGTGCTAAAGCAAAGTTAATTGCTGGTGAACCTCTTACTGAAGACGAAGCAAACACAATCGTATTATAAGTGAGTTTCTTATAACTCTTAAACATCCTATTGCAGTAGGATGAAATTCATTTTAGTTTTACAAATATGTTCAAGTATGGCTATGCAATGTATGCCACCTATTAAAGCTAATGATGTATTATATGATAGTTGGTATGACTGCGGTAAAGCAGGATATAAAAGTGCGTATAATATTATGGAAGAATCTAATAAAGTAGATGTTAATAAAGCCAAGACACTGATTCAGTTTCGTTGTATAGAAGTTGTAGCTGAAGATACATAGGAAAGTATATGTTTAAAGGACATAGAGTTATTGTCATTGGTGATACCCATGACTCTCCAAAGATTCCTCAAGATAGATTTAAATGGATTGGCAAACATATTAAACAATCTAATCCAGATTATATAATTCAAATAGGTGATTGGGCCTCATTTGATAGTTTAAGTTATTTCCAAAAAAATTCTACACAAGCTGGTAAATTAAAAGATGCTTATATGGTTGATATAGAATCAATGAGAACTTCTATTGATTTGCTAGACAAATATATTGATAACGATTTAATTCCTAGACATTGTACATTCGGTAACCACGAGCAAAGAGTTTATAAATTTGAAGAAAATATTCCTGAAATTGCAGGTATGATGAAGAAGGAATTACATAATTCTTTTACATCTAGAAATTGGAAAATTTCTCCATACGGAGCTTTTATTAAAGTAGCTGGAGTTTCATTTACACATTGTCCACTTAATATTATGGGTAAAGAATATGGTGGTAAAAATTGTGAAATTCAAATAGCTAATGATGCGACAAATGATATTGTTTTTGGACATACCCATAAATATAGGGATTGGAAAGCTCCTAAAATAGGGGATAGAAACTTTGTTAGAATAGTAAATGTCGGATGTGCGTTGCCATTTGGGCATGTTGAGGAGTATGCAAAGCTAAACCTAACAGGTTGGAGTTGGGGAATAGTTGAATTGGGGATCTGGGATAATCATATTCAGGAAAGTCAATTCATATCAATGGACAGACTGGAGAAAACATATGGGTAGAATAAGACAAATTTGGAAAAAGATTAAAGTGGAAATCAGTTTATGGAATAAGAAATTTGTAAATTGGTTATTCGATTGGAAAAATGGAACAAAGAGATAAAACAGATACTATTGTAGTACATTGTTCACAGACACCTAAGTCTATGGACATTGGTGTAGAAAAGATTCACGAGTGGCATGTTATCCAAAATAAATGGGAGGATGTAGGTTATCATTGGATAGTAAAACGAGATGGAACTATAGAAGTTGCTAGACCTGAAGATATGATGGGAGCTCACGCACCCATTGCTAATCATAGATCTATTGCAATTTGTTTAATTGGTGGATCTAAAGATGATGGTAAAGGTTGGGAAAATAATTTTACTAAAGAACAATTTGAATCTTTAAAAAATAAAATAACTGACATTCAAGATAGATATGAAATTACACATATCATTGGACATCGAGATGTTGATGACAGAAAAGAATGTCCTTCATTTGATGTAGGGGAATGGGCAAAAGATAATGGCTTGGTTTAGTTTAGCAAAGATGGCTCTCCAGGCAGGAAGCCACATATATAAAAAGCGTCAAGAAACTAAAATGATGATGGCAGATGCACAACATCATCACGCTGCTAAAATGGCTAAAGGTGAAGTTGAGTATCAAGGTAAATTATTAGAAGCAAGACAATCAGACTGGAAAGACGAGTTCGTTTTATGCATATTGTCGGCTCCAATTTTAGTACTAGCTTGGGCAGTGATAAGCGATGATCCTGAAGCTATGCAAAAGGTTGAATTGTTTTTTGAATATTTTTCTACGCTGCCGTCCTGGTTCACAAATTTATGGATCCTTGTCGTTGCGAGTATTTTTGGAATAAAGGGTACACAAATTTTCAGGAACGGTAAAAAATAATGCCAAGAAAAGCTATACAAGTATCTTCTGAATCTGGTGTAGCTATGCCTATTAAAAACTTAATAAGCATTGTAGCAGCTGTAGCAGTTGGAGTATGGAGTTACTTCGGTATCGTTGAAAGAATTGGAAAACTAGAAACATCAAATCAATTAATGGAAAAAGATTTAGAAGCTGCTGTTGAATTTTCTATTAAATGGCCTCGAGGAGAATTAGGTTCTTTACCTGCGGACTCAGAACAATTTCTTTTAATCGAGGATGCAATTAAAGATATTGAAAAAATACAAGAACAAATGGAATCTATGATGCACAACAAAGTGAATATCGAAAGATTACAAAAAGATGTAGAAAAACTTTTAAGAGATATAGAAAAATTAAAAGATAAACAAAGGGAGTTCGCAAATGGAAATCATAGCTAAAGGTGTAATTGTATTATGTATGTTTTATCAAGGTGGTATTATTGAGCATACTTATGTTAAAGATCAAAAGATGAGTACTTGTCTTAAGATGAAAAGAACAGTTGAAAGATCTGTTAATCCACAAAATGTTAGAATGGCTTGTGGTGAAGTAGATGCTGTGTTAGAAGAATTTATGGGTGAGAAGAAAGTTGTAAAAATAATTAAAGATAAATATGGAGATTATACTAAATGACAATTCCTGATATGATATCTAAAATACAGATATGGTCTTTACATTATAGAACTGAAATAGTGTGGTGCACTATTGGTTTTATAGTTGGTTCAATTATTTTTTAAATGAAGCGTAAGAGAACTTATACCAAGTATAAGGAATACGCTGAAGATATCTCTTACG